TACGTCACGCTGTACACCCCGATGCAGACCATCGCCTGGCCGTATCTGAATGGGCAGGCGCAGGCCCCGATAACGGTCCCCCACAACCTGGGAGTGGTACCGGTCGTGGCTGTACCGAACTTGACACTTCTCTCGGACGTCTACGGGACGTCGGAGATCACCCCGGAGCTGCAGTCGGTCACCGATGCCGCCGCCCGGATTCTGATGGACATGCAAGGCGCTGCCGAGCTGATGGCCGTGCCACAACGGCTGCTGTTCGGCGTCAAGCCGCAGGACATCGGTGTGGACCCGAACACCGGAGTGTCGCAGTACGACGCTTACACGGCAAGGATTCTGGCGTTAGCAGACCCGGAGGGTAAGGCGTTCCAGTTCGCCGCCGCAGAACTGCGGAACTTCAGTGACGCGCTCGACCAGCTTGACCGCAAGGCTGCTGCCTACACCGGTCTACCTCCGCAGTACCTGTCGTTCTCCAGCGAGAACCCGGCCTCCGCTGAGGCCATCGAGTCTTCGGAGGCTCGGCTGGTGATGAAGTGTGAGCGGAAGGCTCGCGTGTTCGGCGGGGCATGGGAACAGGCCATGCGGATCGCCAAGGCCGTCATGGGTGGCGGGATGCAGTCGTTGACCCCGGATGACTACCAGATGGAAGCGATCTGGCGTGACCCGGCTACTCCGACGTACGCCTCGAAGGCAGCTGCGGCAGCGCAGCTTTACGCAGGCGGCTTGGGTGTGATCCCGAAGGAGCAGGCCCGGGTCGACATGGGTTACTCAGTCCAACAGCGTCTTCAGATGCAGGACTGGGACAAACAAGAGTCTGCTGCTCTGCAGCTCGCCGGGATGTACGCACCCGGACAACCGATCGAGAAGCCCACAGCCGACTCGTCCGGGTCATCCTCGGACAAGTCGAGTTCTGCCGCTAAGCCGACTCAGACCAAGACGGCTAGCCCGCAGACGTGAACGTCGACGAGTACTCGGCCCAACAGGCCGCGATCTCAGCCTCGATCGTCCGGTACACCCTGACGTTCGGTCAGTTGTTCGCTAAGCCGAAGCTGACCGCTGCAGAGTGGCTGGCGCTGTTGACGTTTATCTACCCACAGGTGGAGTTACACCGTCAGCAGTCAGCGATTCTCGCTAGGACGTTTTACGACTCCCAGCGAGAGCAGCACCACCCCGATCTACCTCGGAACGACCGCATCCTTGAGGGCTACTCGATGGACTCGTTTGTGCGAGACATGGAGCCGGCCCGAAAGCGGATGTCCCAAGCGGAATCCCCACAGGACGCGGTCGGCCAGGTAGCGGCGCAAGCCGTCCGGGCCGTGGAAAACGCTGGACGCCAGCAGATCATCCACGCGGTGGAAGACGACACCGATCTTGCCGAGTTGCAAGAGCAGGCCGTTGCCAAGCGCGAGGAGCAAGGAAAGACAACCGAGGAGACGCCTCCTGATGAGCGCGTCGTCCGAGGGTGGGCTCGGGTGGCCACCGGCAGGGAGACCTGCGCGTGGTGCCTGATGCTCATCAGCCGTGGTCCTGTGTATCTCGGGGCTGACTCGGCCGGCCTGGACCTCGCCAACCGCGATGTTCAAGACCTCTGGGACCAGTCGAGCGGAGACCTACAAGCGTTCTTCGACTCGATAGGCGAACACATGGAGCAGTGGCATCCCAACTGTGACTGCAAGGTCGTCCCTGTGTTCAAAACAGAAAACTGGCCTGGAAAGGCCGAAGCAGACCGGGCTTTGAAAGCCTGGAATGCCGCCACGAAGATCGCGATCGAGGAAGAGATCGAAGACCCCGATCGCACCCACAACGCCGGGAAAGACAAAGGCAAGACGTTCACCCGGAATGACCGGGCTCTGAACGCACTTCGCCGCGCCCTCTACGACGGCCAAGTCGACCCTGCTGATTACGCCGCTGCGGCGTAACACCTCTCAAGACTCCCTGGAGGGGTCCGTTCTACAACTGCTCTGGAAGGGCACTGATGTCTGATAGTGAAAGCACGACCCCTGCTGCAGAAGCCCCGGTGGCTGAAGAACAGCAGACCTTCAGCTTGGAATACGTCAAGTCGCTCCGCGACGAAGCGGCCAAGCACCGCACCGCCAAACAAGCGGCTGTGGAAGAACTGACCGCTAAGCACGAAGCGGATATGGCCGAGGCGCAATCTGCGTTCGAGGCCAAGTATGGAGAGCTGCAGACCGAGGTCAACTCTAAGGACTTGGCTATCGCCAAGCTCCGCGCTGCGTTCGAGCTGAATGTCCCTGCGGACAAGCTGGACTCGTTCTTGGACACCGTCCAAGGCTCGACCCCGGAAGAGGTCTCGGAATCGGCTAAGAAGCTGTCAGACCTAGTGGGTGGGTTCCAGGTTCAGAAAGGAACCCCGGCCTACGACCCGACCCAGGGTATGGGCACCCAACATCCGCCGTTGAACGGCAACCCACTTCTGAAATCCATCGAACAGAAACTAGGAATCTAGCTAATGGCATACAGCAACGCGAAGAACCAACCGGACTTCGCTCAGACCAAGGATGACATCTTCTCGGGGTTCATCACCCCGGACCTGGCCCAGGACTACTTCGCTGCGGCGCAGCGTACTTCGGTTGTCCAGCAGCTCGCCCGAAAGGTGCCCCTCGGCCCCTCGGGCGTGAAGGTGCCCCACTTCAACAAGTCCAACGTCTCGGCGGCGTGGGTTGCTGAAGGTGAAGCCAAGCCCACCACCAAGGGCTCGCTGAGCCTGCAGTACATCCAGCCTCACAAGATCGCCGCGATCATCGTGGACTCGGCTGAGGTTGTGCGTCTGAACCCGGGCAACTACATCACCTACATGCAGCAGGCTGTCGGTGAGGCCATCGGTCGGGCGTTTGACGACGCGGTGCTGCACGGCACCAACACCCCGTTCGACAAGTACCTGGACCAGACCACCAAGGCGCAGGAGCTTACGTCCGCCACCGCGTACACCGACTTCGCGGTCGACGGTCTGACCCAGCTGGTCACCCACAAGAATGCGGACGGCGTTGCCTACCGCTGGACCGGTACCGCTCTGGACGTCGTCACCGAGCCGCTGCTGAACGCGGCGGTCGACTCGCAGGGTCGTCCTCTGTTCAACGAGCCCGTCTATGGCACCGAGGTCTCCCCGGTACGTGGCGGTGCGATCCTCGGTCGCCCGACGTTCGTCACCGACCAGATCGCCAAGGGCACTGGTACGGGCGGCGCTCTGCAGGCCGGCGACTCCTACGGCTACATGGGCGACTTCAGCCAGATGGTCTGGGGCCAGATCGGTGGCATCAGCTACTCGGTCAGCAACGAGGCTTCCGTCACCCTGGGTGGCGAGCTGGTCTCGCTGTGGCAGCACAACTTGATCGCGATCCTGGTCGAGGCCGAGTTCGGTCTGTTGATCAACGACCTGAACGCTTTCGTCAAGCTGACTGTCCCCGCTGCTGGGGACTGATCCTTACTTGACACCTCACAGGACCTCCAAAAGAGGCCCTGTGAGGCTGTCAGGCCAACAAACTTTGAGGAGGGGTATAGATGGCTACCTACGCTGACGCTAGCGATGTAGCGGCTCGCTGGGGCAAGGACCCCGACTACCTCGACGCTGCGCTCACCACGCTGATCAACACCCGGCTCGCGGATGCTGAGCGGATGCTGAAGCGGCGTATCACCGACCTCGACACCCGGGCTGAGGATGCTGATTACCTCGCTGAGGTGATTCGTGTCGAGTCCGAAGCCGTTCTGCGGCTTGCCCGTAACCCTGACGGGTTCCAGTCCGAGGGTGACGGTAACTACCAGTACATGCTGATGCAGGAGATCTCCTCCGGGAAGCTAGAGATCCTGCCTGACGAGTGGGACGCCCTCGGCGTCACCAACGAGGGGATGTTCATCATCGCCCCGTTCGCGGTGGTGGGTACCTGATGGCGACTATCGTGGTTGGCCCTTACCGGGTCGACGCTTCCAAATGCACCACCGACCACCACGTCTGCGTCCACGACTGGCGTATCACCGGCCCTGCCGGTGTCAAGTCGATCAACGGCAAGCCGGATCAGTTCTGGGACAACGTCGCTAAGACGGGTGACATCAACTCGGACGCGCAATGAGTCTGCTGGACAGAGGCGAGTGCTTCGAGCCCTGCAAGGTCTACCCGGAGACCACCAGGGTAGACGCCGATGGCAACACCCTGACAAAGGCATCCTCGACGGCTATAGACGCCGTCGCTAGGTTCCAGATCCAAGGCCAGTCCGGCACTTCCAGCCGACTGTCTGAGCAGGAGGACGAGGGGTACAATACCGAGCGGGTCTACACCGTTCGCTTCCCCAACTCGTTCACCGCCGAACACGGCGAGCTTGGTTCCCAGTCGGTTATCGAGTGGGGTGTCGATTCTCAAGGGCGTCCGGCTCGCTGGCAGATCTTCGGAGATGTCCAGCGGTACGGGAGTTCTCGTCTGACTAGGCACGTCATCTACACGATCAAGAGGACCTGATGAGGAGCTGGTTTGCGATGCGCTGGCGCGCTTTCCTCTGGTACCACCTCCTCACGAGGCTGCGCTGATGGTCCACCTGATCAGCAACAAGGCGATGAACACCGTCGTCTCCCACCTGGACGAGGTCAAGGACAGGGTCCGCAAAGAGGCCGATGCCGTCGCAGACGCAGCCAAAGCGAACCTCGAAGAGGCCCGGGCTTCCACCCGGTGGTACAAGATAGTCGGGCCGGCTCACCTGACGTATGTCGACTCCAGCCACGGCGAGGTTGACGCTTTCGCCAACCTGAACGCCCCCAACCCGATGGCTATCGAGTTCGGACACGAGCCGTCCGGTGTGTTCGGCCCAGGAGGCCGATACGGGGACACCAAGACCAAAGCCCCAGAGGGGCTGTACATCCTGCACAAAGCTGCGGGCTTCGGGCTGGGATAGGAGGGCTGATGGCAGACGCTACGCCCAAACTGCCCCGGGTCCAGACGATAGTCCTGCCGATACTCCGAGCAGCATTCGCCGATTACGACCGACCGGTAACTGTAGGGTCTTGGACACCAGACATCGACTATCGGGACTTCCCGTTGTTCAACGTCAAGCGCCTAGGTGGCGCTGGGCGAAACTCTATGCGTCCGACTGAGTTCGGGCTGTCGGTCATTGAATTGACCTGTTACGACACAGTAGACCTACCGACCACAGAAAACCTGTACGACGTTGCCCTGGAGGCCCTGTACAAAGCATGGCGTAGGCAGACGCAGACCCCCTACGGGTACTTGTCGTCAATTAAAGAAACGATGGGGGCCACACTATTTGGCTCTCCATTCCAGGACTCCTGGCGGGTCCAGGGGCTAATCCAACTAGGCATACGACCACCAAGGTCGTAGGCCATCCGAGGGGTACGACCGCCCCGACCCACCAAGTAAACCCGAAAGGATAGCGCGAATGGCGCTCGATGATGACGCTGCATTGGTTGTAGCACAGGGGTTTGTGTTCACCAACACCGTCGCGGCCCTGGCCCCGACGCCCCAACAGGTTGACACCCTGGACCCCGAAACGTTCGGCGCGGATGTCAAGAACGTCAAGGTCTCTGGGACGGCTACCGCTGTCACGCTGACCGTTGGAGACGACGACACCGATTCCATCTCGCTGCCGGCTACCCCCGAGCAGATCCAGGACGCTCTGGAAGCCCTCCCGAGCGTGGGTGCGGGTAACACCGACGTCAAGGGTGTGTCCCTGACGGACACCGATGGCCTGACTATCGCCCTCGTGGGCGACAAGATGGGTACGGTCCTCGACATCTCCGGTACCGCTACCGGTTCCGGGACCCCGACCGTTACGGTGACCTCGGTTGCCACCCCCAACGGCTGGGTCAACGTCGGTCACACGTCGCGTGACGACCTGCCCGAGTTCGGATTCGACGGCGGCAAGACGCAGATGCGCGGCACCTGGCAGCGCAAGCGTCTCCGCGAGGTTGAGTCCGGTGACCCGGTTGAGGACTCGCTGAAGTTCACGCTGGAGCAGTGGGACCGCGACTCGCTGGAGCTGTACTTCGGTGAGGACGCCGCCGACACCAACGGCATCTTCGGTGTGTCCGGGGACTTCACCCCGGTCGAGAAGGCGGTGTTGGTCGTCCTGATCGACGGCGCCGCCCGCGTCGGGTTCTACGCCCCCAAGGCGCAGATCCAGCGCGACGCCTCGATCAAGATGCCGCTGAACGACTTCGCCGGTCTGCCGGTGAAAGCCACGTTCCTGAACTACGGCACCCGTCGTCTGTACGACTGGATCTCGTTGGACCTGCTGGGTACTGCCTGATCTGAAACTTGACACCTCCCGGCGCTGCACTTGTTCAGCAGGGACCTGACACAGGTCTGACCGCGTGTGACTCGCGGGCTGGAGGGGTGTCACTTAACCGGGGGGAGGGGTTTACCTCGGCGGGCCTGCCCCTCCCTCACCTCAAATTCGCCCGCCGTCTCGCATTACCATCCGTTTCTCCAGGTGAGAAACGGTCCACTCCAAGGAACAACTAAGCCCAGGAGGCTAGGCCCGCTATGTCAAACGTATTCACTCTCCAGTCCCTCAAAGAGGAAACCAAGAAGCAGTTCGAGCCGTTCGTGATCGGACTCTCGGACGGTACCCAGTGCGAGCTGAGTTCCACGCTCCGGCTGTCAGCCGACAGCCGTAAGACGGTGAAGGACAGCCTGGATGCGCTGTCCGACATAGGCACCAACGACGACTCCCCCGAGACGCTGGAAAAGATTATCGAGGTCATCTCGAAGATCTTCTACGCCATAGCGGACAAGCCCGCGAAGCTGCTCGCTGACCTCCAGGATAGCGATAAGCACATCCATGTGGCTTTGATGACCAAGGTCCTCGGCGCGTGGATCGAGGACACCCAAGCGGGGGAAGCCTAGAACTCGCCCGCCTCATAGACGAGGCCGGCGAGGCCCTCATCCCAGATCTGAAGCAGTACTACGGGATCGACCTCCGAGATCTGTTCTCGGAGGATCGTCCTCTGTCCCCTCGGTGGGTTCTGATACACGTGCTGCATCTTCCTATGGAGTCTGCGTTCGTCGCCCAGATGCGTGGCGGTTATCAGTTCCGTGGCTGGGGGTGGGACCGCTACATGGCCGCTCGGCTGATCGACCAACAGGCCATCGGCAACTGGATGTTCCTGTGCGCCAACTCCGACCCTGACGGTCGGAAACCCGAGATGCCAGACCCGTATCCGCTTCCCGACGACATCAAGCGGAAGAAGCAACTCCAAGACAAGCCAGGCTCATTCGGGTTCATCACGAAGACCTTGTTGGCGAAGGCGAAGAAACGAAAGGCGGCGGAGAGTGACTGAAGGGCATGTCGTAGGCACGATCTCGATCAAAGTCACGCCGGACACTTCTAAGTTCCGCCGAGAGCTTCACGCCGAGTTGGCAGCGATCGAGCGGGAGGAAGAGGCCAAGATCAAAGTCAAAGCCGACTTTGACAAGAACGGCCTGAAGGAGAAGGTCAAGGCTGCCGCTGAGGAGTCAGACGCCACTGCCCACGTCAAGGTAGACGTAGACAGACGCGGGGACGTAATTCACGACTTGGACAACGTGACCCGCAGGGTCCAGCAGCGGCTGGACGCATCCCCCACGAGGATACGGCTCGGTGTGAGCCCCGAAGAAGAGTACCGGATCATGACGCGCCTGCGGAAACTCAAGCCGCAGATCGAACCAGAGATCCCCCAGTCGTTCCTCACACGACTCGCCAACCGCATTCCCCTTCCCTCCCCTCCCAGAGGGGGCTTCGGAGGATTCCGTCTGGGTTCGATCGGTAACTTCGGTGACCCTGCCAACCTGATCGCGATCTTATCGCTACTCCCACCGGCTCTCGCCATCTTAGCCCCCGCGTTGGTCTCACTGCCCGCTCTGATCTCCGCTGTGGCAGCGCCGATTGGTGTTCTCGCTCTTGGTATGGACGGCCTCAAGAAGGCCGCTGAGGGTGCCGGTCTGGCGACCACAGACAAGAAGGGCAAGCTAAAGGCTGGACCGGCTCTCAAGCAGATAACGGACGGCGTCTCTGACGTTTTCGCCAAGGGGCTGACACCGGTGCTGCAGCAGCTTCTGACGGCTGCCAAGCCGGTCACCACGGCCATGCGGGGTGTAGCCGAGGGGCTCGTCAACATCTTCTCGTCGGTTGCGAAGACGCTGACGTCCCCCGCGATCGTCAACCAGCTCAACACGCTGTTCGCCAACATCGGCGGTCTGCTTTCGGCTGCAGCGCCTGGCATCTCGGCGTTTGTGACGGGCTTCGTGAACCTAGCCGCTCAGGTGTCCACCCACTTCCCCGGGTTGGCCAACTGGTTCAACGATCTTGGCAACAAGTTCTCGGATTGGGTAACGAAGATCACCAAGGACGGGAGCCTGGACAGGGCGATCTCCTCGATGCGCCCGATTCTGGATGAGATCATCGGATTCGTTGGCAAGTTGGTGGACGCCGGCATCAAGTTGGCAGCTGATCCGCAGATGGGACAGAGCATCCACAACGTCCTCGACGGGTTGAGCAACTTCATCATCAACGCGCTGCCTGACCTGACGAACTTCTTCATCGGCCTTTCAAAACTTGCTCCCCTGCTAGGTAAGGTGGTTCAACCAGGCAAGAACTCTGCTCTGAATCCGCAAGGCGGCAGTAAAGCCGATCTGAAAAACCTGCTGTCGTTCACCAACCCGGCACTGATGATCGCGTCCTTGTTTGACGACGACTCAGCGGAGTCTTGGATGGCCACCAAGATCGGTGGCTTCCTAAGAAAGGCATTCGATCTTGCGGCCCAAGGTATCGGCACAACCGCAGCCGGCCTGTGGCAGGCAATCACGGCGAGTGCGGATTCAGCCCTACAGGGTGTCACAAGCACCTTGGCAGGGATTTGGAACACGATCAGCTCGCAGGCATCTTCAGCCCTACAGGGTCTCACAAGCACCTTGGCAGGGATTTGGAACACGATCAGCTCGCAGGCATCCACCGCGTGGAACGCCGTCTCTGGGGTTGTCTCCAGTGCCGTAAACGGCATCGTGGGCTTTGTACAAAGCATCCCCGGTCAGATTGCGGGTATTTGGAACAGCATCGTCTCGGCTGCCAATTCCGCTTGGAACGGGATCGTCAACGCAGCTTCGACTGCGGTCAACCAAGTGGTGAGCTTCTTCCAGTCGCTACCCGGGAAGATCATCGGCATCCTGTCCGGCCTTGGGGGGCAGTTGTTCTCAGCTGGTGCTAACGCTATGGGCCAGTTGGCTGCCGGTGTGCAGTCAGCGGTGGGCAAGGTCACGAGCGCCGTCAGCGGAGCGCTGAGCGGCGTTCTGAGCCTGATCCCGCACTCGCCGGCCCCCGAGGGTCCGTTCTCGTCCCCAGGGTGGAATCAGTTGTTCACAGGTGG